CGGCAGTGGCGCACTTGTTGCCTCCCTTCTCGTTTAATTCAATACCACGCTTGGCGTTATTACGAACGGCATCTGGGTAGTCGGAGTATGACTCCATCACTACCCGTTGGCCTGCCTTTAACCGCTTGTCTTTTTTTAGGATTCCTTTAACGGCACCCAGAACGTACAGTTCAACGAGGTGTTCCGCTTCTTGCTCCTCAATTTCAGCCATTGAACTCATCGCTACTTCCAACGACGGCTTGTGTGCGAACCATCCCTCAATGGAGTAGCCCTTGTATTTTCCAGATTTGACGTCCTCCCAAACCTTGTCATTGTCAACCTTGCGGGTTTGCATCCACGTCCCGATTGGGTAGTTCATTCCGTACTTGCGGCTCTTGTCGTGTACCTCATCTTCAATGATCCATTGCTCAATCGTGGTAACTCCGCTCACCTGTTGCGAATGCTCTGTGGTCGTAGACGCTTGCAGTCCTTTCTTTAAGAACAGTTCAGCCGATTGGCGTATGGTCTTGTCTGTAAAGAACACGTAATACTCCTCCCCCGTCTTGTCATCCTTGCGGTAGATGGGCTTGTTCGGAATTAAAACTGGCCCGATAATGATACGCTTCTCCTCGCTTTGAATAGCGAAGGAGACCTGCTGTGCGGAGAGGGCTATAAACTCCTCTTCGATTGCGGGGTTCTCCACTACCGAGATAGCATTCACCCCCATAAACTGCTCATTTTCAAGCACTAATTCGTAGTATTTCATCCTCCGAAATTTGCGCTGGTACGGATTCTGCGCTCCAGCATATTGTTATTGTTCATTTGTTGATTGACTACATACGCCTGCATAGGGCGGTCGAAGATTCCAGATAAGGGATTCTGGCCTATTCCCGTGAACGAGATGTTCGGCGTGAACCCTCCCCCTCCTGCGGCTCCTCCTCCAGAAGGTGTTGATGCTGGGGTAGGTGGCGTTGCTGTTGATTGGTATTTAGAGCGTGCGATGGTTGCGATTTGTGCGGCACCCGTTACCGCAACTATTCCCGCCTTTACAAAGTTAGCCCCTGTTAAGGCGTCCTGCGGTACTGCCAGTTGCGTCATAATAGCAGCAGCCGTATTCGCTACTGCCTCTCCAAGACGGAGTGCTTTCGTTATGCCAAATGCCCTCTTTGCATTTTCCTCGCCGCCCTTTGCGAAGGACTCCGACAACTGCGCCAAAGCACCAAACGCTTGCCCTGCCAATTCCAGCTTCTTGGCGGTGTTTGCCAGTTCCCGTTGGCGATCAAGTTTGTCGTACTTCTCGTTGACCTCTCGCTCCGCTTTGCGTTGGGCTGCCGTGATTTCGGCTGCGGTATAAATAGTGGCCTGCCCAGATGCAATCAAAGCATCAAGGGCTGCCTTTCCATCAACCTGTATTTGTGCGAGTTCACGATCACGCTCCGTTTGGCCTACTCCACGCAGGCGAGACATAGCCGCTTGAAACTCCTCAAGGGATTTGATTTGCGCCTGCCTACGGAGGTTGAGTGATTCGATTAGTTCCTTGTCACCTTGCAGGATGAATTTCTGATAGTCCTCCTCCTTCTTTTGTGCGTCGGCTCTTACTTTGTCTATCTCCGTAAGTCGGGTTTTCTCTTCATTGCGTAAGGAGTTGAGTTCGGCCTGCAACCTCTTCTGCCTGCGGATTGAATCTGCCTCTAAATCCAGAACCCTTGCCTGCGCTTCTGCGATGGCTATAAGTTGGTCATCTGTTACTTCAGCGATTGCCGCTTGTTCTTTTAACGCTTGTGCCTTCTGTCGGGCGTATTTAAGTTCTTTCGTTGCTACTTGATCCTCCAATTTAGAAGCACGCTGAACGGCTGCAATTCTCTCCTCCGTTGACTTGGTTAAGTCATCGGCAATAAAACGGGCTTGAATGATTTGTTTGTTGGCTCTTGCTCGCTGGACAATCAACTCACGCTCGGCGTCCTCGACCTCGTTAAGGATATTACTAATCCTCGCACCCTCGGCTGCTGCTGCGGCGGCATCTTTGCCGAACTTAACCAACGCCTCACCTGCGGCGCCAATTTTGTCTGTGATGTTTTCAACGCCAAGACCGACCTTTGCAACTGCGTCAACCGCTACCTTTCCCGCCTCCTTGAACTGACCCTTTAATACCAGCCCGATGGCTTTGCCCAGCGCAGGAAAATACTCAAGCAATCCCTGTACTCGGTTGGTGATGTTCTCCTTGAGTAACTTACCAAAGTCCTCCAGTGCCTTCTTTGGGTTCTCAAATATGCTTACTATCTTCTCCCCAAGGTGAATAATTACATCGGTGAGCTTACCAATGACGGCACCCATTGCGCCCATTATAACATTCAGCTTGTCACCGCCTCGTTCGGTTTGAGTGAAGTAAGCAGCAAGCGAGGCCACTACTACAACAAGCGCACCGATGCCCGTGGCGATGATTGCACCCTTGAGGGTTGTCATTGTAGCAATAGCTGTTCTGGCTCCACTTACAAGTCCCTTCATTGCGCTCACACCGCCTTTGGTGAACTTGTCAAGAGCGTCGGTACCAGAGTCAAGGGTCTTGTTTACGGACTCGGCAGAATCATCGGTCTTGTTTAGCGAAGCGGTAAGCTGGTCAACGTCCTTGACGGCGTCGGCATTGTCGACCTTTAATTTGATAACCTTCTCCGTTGCCATACTCGCTTAATTTGTACCCGTGCTTGGGCTATGCTTGTGATGATATGATATTTACCTTTTGCCACTTCCACCTCCTCGGACAGGCCGAGGTGTGAGTGCTTGAGGTTCTCTACTATAAAACCGAGGTCAATCATATCTGTTGTACTTCCATTCTTATTTTCCATACGCTTGAGTTGTTATGGTTTTTAAGTGACCTGCATTTTATTCCCACCACTCGGTTACTAATTACGAGCAATTCTACCTTGAAGTGGTGGTCTGCGGTGATGACACGAACCTCGGTAACCACGTCAACTGATACGCCTCGCTCCACGTAGTAATAATGAGAGGAGGCATAAGTACCATTTCCCGTCTCGTTCACTATTGCAGACAGGAGGAATAGCTTGTTCTGGCCTTCCATCAGGTCAAACGGGCTACGAGCATAGTTGATTAACGTGTATGCTGCCTCCTCGCTTATCCCTTCACTCTCAAGCTCTGCCTCAAATAAGAACACTTGATTTGGTTGCGTGCTGGTCGGTTGCTCTGGTTCAAGGGAAACCGTAGCCGTATGGCGCATTGCTTGAAGGTCATCCTTTAGTGATAGCAATTTTGAGGTGCGCCAATAGCACGAGTTGTTCACCGAGTTCCAACGGTAACCGTAGTATTCGCAGCAGCTCTGCGTAGTCAACCCTCCAACAGTGCCGTCGTAGTTCAATATAGTTGGCGTATCGGTACAGATAATGCCGTTTGCAAACGAGGCACGGAATAGCTCAATGGTTCCCGTGCGCTTCTCTGGGTCGTATCCTGTCAGCTTGTTGATACGCCAGTATTCTTGATCAAGGTAAATTTGCGTGTTTAATTCAAGGCCATAAACCTCCGAGGGTTCAAGCACCACTTGAGCCGTAAGCATCACCGCATCCGAAGCGTAGATCTCGGTGAGGTACGTTGCCCAGAACTCCGTGAACAAATTGTACGGAGGCGGGATGCGGTTGTCCAAGACCGCCTGCCCAAAGGTTAGCGTGATGTCTTTTGTATAACTTTCGGTATATACCCCGAATTTAGGATACTCGTACATTTGTATAATAGACGGGACTGTCTGGTCAACAACCGAATAACGCAAGCACTCACGGGTGCCTTGGTACCACATCAGTCGGGGCTGGCTTTCGATTGCTTTCCCTTCCAAATCAAACAGCTGCAATATCTCCAGATTAGCCGTGTTGTTCAGTCGATTGTACAGGGATGATACAAAGGGAACTTCCACGCTGAACTCACCTTGAGCGAACTCGTTGGCGGTGTCTGCAATTTGCAGCGTTCCGTGTGAGTAGCCAAAGGACTTCTGGAATGCCTGCTCGATTATTGCCCCACCCTCTTGGAAGGTAAAGCTAATTGAGCGGCCTTGCAGGTCTGTGGTTGGTTGTATCGTGATCGGTTGCGAGGTGTCCAGCTTATACGTCCAATCCTTTACTACCCCCGATGCAATCCACGTTTGATAGTCGTACACGTTCAGCTTGTTAGGCGTGGTTGGGTCTGGAACGATGACAAGGTTGAACAGCTTTGCCACCCCTGCAATGAAGTCACGTTGCTTCATTTTAGGCATCAAGTCCTTCATTGACACCGTCAAACCAACGGGGGAAGATGGAGCGGAGGTACACGTCCACCTATAACTCAATATGTCCCTCGTATTTACGACCCCTAACGCACCGATGTGGGAAGCATACAATTTGATTTCATCATTCGCATTCAAGTTGACAGTGAAGTCCACGGAGAAGTCGGTGTTTGCCGTCACCCAGTAACTCGGCCCATTCGCCCCGTTGACTTTCATCGTAATGTACAAACTGAAATTTCCGTCAAGAGTTCCAGCAAAATTGAACTGATACGCACCTCTTGAGTTAGCAATGTAGCTATTCGAGGCAAAGTTCCCTCCGTTGTCGTAAACCTCGGAAGAGAACGTGACTAAAGTAGAACCGACTGTGTTGACATTGCTAATAGTAAGGTCATCACCCGCCACTTGGAACAAGCGAGAGTTGAATGCCTCCTCGTTGGAAACGAGGGCATCGGTTGTCCAAAGGAGCATATAAAGTTCCGTGAGGTACTCCGACGTCCAGAAGCCCGTGGCGTTGATAGTATAGCCAGCCGTCAAGAATATCTGCTCAATAAGATACTTGACTTTTATGTGCGGGTAGAAGTTGGTTTCTGCAAGCGGTTTTAAGGGGTTCTGTGGGGCGAACACCGAATCCGTAGCGAATCCCTTTGCGTCCACCATTCCATACGTTATGGCATCACCGATAGGCGTTGTCCACGAATCGTAGATATTATCCCAGTTGAAGGTGTGGTCAAGGGCATCAACAGGCAAGTCACTCAATTCGCTTTCACCCAACGTGCGGGCGATGCCACCGACCTCTCCAGCCACCAATACCTCGTACCCCTTTATGAAGCCGTCTTGAATGGTTACGTTTAAGAGTTGGATGTACCCATCTAAAAGAGCAACCCCGTCCGAGAACAGGGTGATTTGCTGCTTTGAATATGCGTTGTACCCGCCCTGTATGTTGACGTCGTAGTAGTGCTTAAAAAAAGCATTGTTTGCGTCTGTTGCTGGGAGGTTAAAGTTCTGCGTGATCGGGGAGAAGATGACCGCAGGGTCACGCAAGTCCGCCACGTTGTAGTCCAGCGAGATGCTCTCATCCCCGTAGGTGTCAAGGTAACCCGTGCTGGTTTGAATCTTTAGAGCCATAACTTGTTCTTGACAGGGTTTGCGTATTCAAGCGTGAAGGTGTACTGAACGAGGTTGTCGTTAACGGAGGTCTTGTACGTTACCTGCGTGTCCTTCAAAATTACGCCCTGCTCTTGCTCTACCAACTGCAAGGTTGATGAAAGCATCATATCTTTTACCATCTCGTTCATCCCTTCCGAAATGAACCCAGTGTTCACAACGAGCTGCTCCTGCCCTTGTGTGTTGAAGTATTGCTTTGACGCAGCGTAGGAGGGTATTGAGGCGGTGCCTGCTGAACGAGTGATGACATTTGCGGTGTAGGTATCTCGCTCGATAGTTATGCTCTCTACGCTCTTCTTTTGAACGAGCAAATAATCCCAAGCCCCGTACCTATTTTGGAAGGCAATAGTCAGCGGGCTGTATCGTGGTTCGCATTGTACCTCAAATTTGTAGGTGCTTTGGATTCCAGTTAACTCAACCAGTGCTGCCTGTAAGCAAACCAATCCCTCGACAGTTCCCCCATCAGCAAGTACACGGGTCTCGTATGCTGCTGCGTACCCTTGCACAAAGTCAATGGTGTACCATTGTAGGTTCGCAATATCCGACGGCTTGCGATCAATAGCCGAAGAGTTAAGGTTGGTGATTCCAATCGGAATAAACCACATCCAGTTCTGCGAGTTGTTCCCTCCCGTCATCGACAAGGTGGAGAACAAAAGCGTCCCAAAGGTGCCGTCCGAGTAGTTGACTTGTATGCGGTCTGGCGGGGGAGTAGAGCCGAGCATTATTCCGAGCGTCATCTGCTGCTCCTCCCAAATAGGAACCCAAGAAGGGGACATTGGCATCGAGGTCAGTATGCCCCCCGTTTGCGTTTCAAGGTTTACGTTCAAGCCGTCGCTCACTTCGCTCCATCCATCGTATGCACGGATGCTGCTCGACGTAGCCAGAACCGCACTGACGCCTCCAGAGTTGGTGTACTCACGGAACTTGACCTGCACGTTCACTACCGAGGACACGTTGTTCTGCGCTTGCCCGTCATCGTGGGCTATCGTACTGGCAGAAAGGAACTGGTCTACCACGTTGCGGATGTCCAAGTACCCGTACCGTGCGGACACGGGATCAGGGCGCAACTTAAATCGGTAGGTATAACTCGCAGGAACCGAGGCAATAGACCCCGTCCATACAAATACGTCTGCGATGTAGGCGAAGCCAGTGGAGGCATATACCGTGGAATCCAATCCGTAAACCATTGGAGAACTTCCAAAGGCATAGGCGGGCGGCTGTTGAACTATCGTGATAGCCATTACTTGTATTTTTTATTCAATTCGTTTATGGTAAATTCAAGGAACTGCATCACGTCCAGCTCGTATGCTTGGCGCAGCTCCTCTGGTAATTTTGCGTAGCCCAACTGAAACGGGCGGGTGTAAAAGTTGGTAGGGTCAATTCCTTTGTTCTTGATTTTAACCATTACCAAACGAGCCGTCTGGGCATACGAAAGGAACTTCTTTGTTTTGTTGTCCTTGAACTGAATCTTGCGTCGTGCCACCCACGCATAAATTGAACCGAACGGGGGCATCTTGCCCTTCTTGCGTCCCTTGTCTACCCACTCCCCGTACTCTGCCATTAAGAAGTCAAACTCAATAGAGCGAGGGTTGACCTTCGTTTCGTAGTCGAGTGAGTTGTACAGGTTCTTGGTGACGTTTTTTTTCCCTTTGGTTAGGTTAGCCCGTGATTGCTGCACAAGGTACTTCCCAAATTTGTCAAGGGCAAACTTGGTATTCTCGGCCTTCTTTAAGTCGGGCTTGCCAGAAGCCATCAGCAGATGATTGTCGGGTTCGGGGTCTCAATCTGTAGGGTAAATTTCCAGCCGCAAAGGGTGTTCTCGTAGTCCTCATCAATCGGCTCACAGACGGGGTCATTTACCAATCGGAAACCATCCGTATATAACTCACCCCGCCGCATTGAAGCAATCATTTGTTGAGCAGAGAACAGGGCACGGTGGTAGATGTCCTGCTTAATTGCCACACCTTCAAATGAATACGGGGTTACATTCGGGTCTTGCTTTGAGTAGTCCACCACGTCCATCACCAGAAGGTCTACCTCGTAAGTGACCGTCCGTTCGTTGATGGTGGCGTTGCCCACCAAGATATGACACAAAGGGAACAGGGTCATCTTACGCATATCCACGTCGAAGATGTTGCCCCAAGTCGTAGTCGTAATATAGTCAGCCGTGATCGCTGCCGATTGCAACGCCTCACATAGTTGATAGTATCCGTATTTCATAACTATAAAACCCCTTAACGGCTTTGCTGCCGCATCAGGGCTTGGTCTACCCTTGACTTGTCAATCTCGTACGCCAGCCAAGTAAGGCACTGGTTCAGCGGGAGATTCGTGACGGCCTCACTATGGAGTACATTTCCGCCAGCAAGTTGATGGATGACTGCAAACCATCCCCATTTTTTAGCGAACTGGCTTTTGATGTCCGCAGCTCTTTGGTCGCTGGGTTCGGACTCAAAGACAGTAGGGTACCTATCTGCAATGATAACTGTAAACGTGTAAAAAAAAGCCGACACCCCTCCACGATGTCCATTGTTATTTCCTCGAATGCTGCTCCGTCGTGCTTCGCTGGGTTGTATGCCTCAATCTCGTAGCGTCCTGCGGCCTTCTGGGTGATGGGTCGATACAACACCCCCAGCCATTTGGTAGCGTTCTTAATCGAGTCCTTGAGGTACTCCTGTGCGTCAATGAACTCACCCGTGGTGAGGTCTTCTAAGTTCGGGTGAAAGCCATATTCAACGTCCCCGATTTTGATGATACGCTTGAGGGGTGGCTTCTCGTTGAGGGTGAATTGAATAAGCGTTTCAATCTCCTCCAGTTGCGCCTTTGGAAAGAGCGGGTATTCCTCTTGGTCAATACCGCAGAAGATAGAGAGAGCCAACGGGCTGAACGTCTCATCCGTGGGGTTGGCTCCAATAAAACGCTGATAGTCCTTGAGGGTGATGTCGGCGAGTTCGGTGGGTACGATTATTTTACGAAGCATTCCTGTCGGGTGTTATTGATATTCTCGATATTAAAGAACTGCACGTCCTCATATAGGTTCTCGGCCAGCTCTTGAGCTTTCTCTTTGGTTACGGACGCAAGGGCTTCCCTCCAGTCCGAGGGGGTACGGCAAAGGATTGAGTTGCTATCATTTAACAGAGGCGTGTACGGGTGCATCTTCTGGGCTATGATACACGTCTTTGTGAACCCTGCCTCCAACGCTTTGAGGTTGGACTTGCACCTGTTGAACTCGGTTGGTGCCAGTGGTGCGATTGATACGTCTACCTGCCTGTACAGTTCCCCGTAGTTCTCGTAGTTCTTTTTGTCGAATGCCTGCCGTGTACCAATCGCCTGTTGGTAGTATTCGATTGAATACGAGTTGTGAGCCGAGAGGTCGATCTCGTTCCACTTGAGGTCGTAGTCGTGATGCAGGGCACCGAGGTACCCGATGCTTAACTCCTGCGTTACCTTGTCCGTTTTCCATTGCTCCCGCCGTGGGTCAATGCCGTTGGGCAGGACGTAGATAGGAACGTATGGATTTATCTTTTGAATCTTCTCTGCGAGGTACTCGTTCGTGGTATGAATCTCATCCGCTATCTTGAGGGAGTTCAGAATCTGCGTGCCCTTTGCAAGCGACTTATTGACGTGGTCAACGGGCAGGTTCCACCAATCATCCAAGTCCACAATGAACTTAATATCGTACCGACGCAGGAGGGCTTTGAATTTGTTGTGGTCTTTGGTAGCCAGTCCCCTGTTCACTACGAGGTGCGTGATGTGCCCCTTCAACTGGTCGAGGTCGGCAATGGTGCCGAACTTTACTGCGAACCCACGCATCAGTAAGTCCTCGTAAGGAACTTGAAGTCGGTGGTAATAAACTCCGTTGGGTTGTCCTACTACTAATATCATCTCAAAGAATATCTGCCAAAGTTAGGGTTTGCCTTCTTATTAAATACGGCATATCTCGCAGCATCACAGGCGTGGTTGAAAGCGTCCATCGGTTTGTTCAATAGGTTGCCGTTCTTATCCTCTGCCCATTTGTAATTCTGCAGCTCTTTAATTAGGTTGGTGCTTCGTGGTGTAGCCAGTAGCCGAAAGCGTTTCAGCATATCAATACCCGCCATTACCGAGTCTGGGCCTTTGGCTGTGGGCTTCACGTTCCACCCAAAGCGGTGCAGTTCGTCAATGGATTTCGGCTCTGCGCTATCGGCAAAGATTTCAGCATACCTACTTATGCCGAGGTCGGTGAGGACGTTGTGAATGTCCCTGTTTGTCATCCCCGTGCGGTAGATGAGTTCGTCCAAATAAAGAGCGTCCCCGTGTTCGTACACACCCACGAGGGCGCTGGGATCGTTCGTGTAACCGAAATCAAGTCCAAATGAAAGTAGTTTAGCCCCTTGCGGGAGTTCGCTTGTTGAGAAGGAGAATACGGCTGCTCGGTTGCTGCCTCGTTCGCCCAAGCCATACACCCGCCAGTAGTCATCATCCGTAAACTGGAGCCGCTCAATCTCGTTTATGATTACGGCATCCAGAAAGGGATTGTCTTTGTAGGTGGTTTGGTAGAAGTCGCAATCATCACGGGTCAACACCTTGTCGTAGATCCAGTGAAAGGAATCGGACGGGTTGTAGTCAAGGATGATTTTTCCGTCTGTACGGAAGATTAGCTGCTGCCAGTCCTCAAAGAACAGTTCGTTCGCCTCGTTGATGTACAGTAGGTTGCGTTTACGTCCCCGTATCTTTTGGGGCTGGTCAAGGGAAATGAACTCAATCAAATTTCCGTTCAACTTGTATTCGTGGCTGGACATATTGTGATGCTCCTCTCGGTACAAGTCGTGCATTCGCAGGATGTCAATGAAGTCACGCATTACGGAAGCACGAAGGGAGGGGAACGTCTTACGGCAGATGGTAACCACCTTGCCCTCGTTCTTGGCGCAGTAATAAAAAATAACCCAGAGCAGGATATTGTAAGTTTTCCCGCTCCGAGTGCCTCCCTGCTCTACTGTTATGCGCTTGTCGCTCCGCAGTAGGTGGTTGAATACCTTATTCGTTCGTATCGCCCCCAAGCACTTCTATTTGAAACATCTTGCCCGTAGATACGTCCAATTCTTGACGTTCTACATAACCACGCTTCTTGCCTTTGGTCTTCAAGTAAAAGATTGTGGCGGCGGTGCTACCGTTCTTTATTTGTGAATGGAGTTGGCTTTCAGCAAAGTCCAAAGCAACGGCCTCCAGTTCGTCAATGTCCTTTTTGAATTTCTCATCCGTGTTGTAGTACTCATAGAACGTAGTGCGGCTTACGCCTACTTTTTTGCAGGCCGTGGTCACTACACCCAACGATCCCTCCATTGCTTCAATGAGGGCCTTTTTATTGTGTTCAACTCTGTTAGACATTTTCAAAAGATTTAAGGGGATAGAATACCAGCGAGTTACGGTAACCGCCTTCTTTGATTGGTTCAATCGGAGTGACTCCGTGCATATTACGCCAAGCTGGGTACACTAAAATTGAGTTGTCGCACTGGTCTATTGTAGCACCGTAGTCGGGAATGTTCAAGTTGCCACCGATGCTATTCTCTCTCTTGGTGATTATCACGTTCACCGCACCAATGATGTTGGCTGCGTCACGGTGGAAAGGAGCAGGGATATTGTAGTTGGAAATGCTGCTGGTAAACAGTTCGCTGAACCGCCACTTCTTGTCGGTGCGCTCAAGCAGCTTCTTTTGCAATTCATATTGTTCTGGCATTATGTCTCGGATGATGCTCTCTGATTCCTTACAGAGCATTAACATCGCCTTGATGAAGGTCTGTGCTGACTTCACCCCGTGTACGCTGCTAATGCTTGGATAAGGTCTGCGCATATGGGGGCGAGCAGGGCAGCTTCCTATAATAGCCGAGTATTGCTTAACTGCACGCTCTTGGTTAACAAGACCGCTTGATCTACCCATCTCGCTTTTGGGTACGTTCTTGCTTCTTAGCTCAAGGTTGGCGATGTTTGCCAACTGCTGACCCTTATCCGTGAGGCTGCGCATATAGAACCCAACTACTTGACCCTCGTAAGTAAAGATACAATCCTCCTTTACGTTTGGCGTTATCTGGCCGCACTTGTCTCCAATCTTTACGCTATGCTGGATTGGTGTTAATTCAATCTTCTTCATTTCACGATTCGTTTATGGGTGTTGCTTTTTGGTCGGTTCTTGGTTGGTATGCAGGCAATCACAACTTATCCTTTTCGGTCTTTAGGTATTCAATAATCATAGCACCGATGTAGGCACCACGCTCACGCCAGAACTTAACTAACTCCTGCGCCTGCTCGTAGTGTTCTGGCTCAAATTCAATTTGAATGGCCTTGCGCACACCTCCTGCCATATCGGTCAGCTCGTCAGAAACATCCTCCTCATCAAGGATTGAATAATCTGGCTCGGTTGCTGGTTGCCAAACGTCAAGACCCCACTCAACAAGTGAGTCCGCATCCCATTCGTTTGCCAGAATATCCCAGTCCCATTCACCGAAGCCAACGTTGTCTTTGATTATGAACTCCGCCTGTTGCTCTGGCGTTAGTTGGTCGGCAACAATAATCGGCACCTCGGTAAGCCCTGCGGCTTGGCACGCCTTTAGGCGCATATTCCCACCAAGTACCATCATATTTGCATCCACTACGATAGGACGCAACTCAAGCATCTGGGGGAACTCTTGGATTGATTTAACCAGCTTCTTGAATTTATCGTCTTTGATAATTCGTGGGTTGCTCGTATTGGGAACCACTTGAGTAATTGGTACTATTTGCATTCCTTTTAATTTTATTTACAATACAGCCAGCAGTCATCAATCAAGGTACGGTTGGGTAGCAACTCGTCAACGGCTTGAATCACTCCCTGCCAGTTTCCGTGATAGTCATCTCCTGCTATATAACCGCCTTTCTTAACCTTTGGTAGCCATAACTCAATATCTTCCTTAACGGATTCGTAGGTATGCGTGAGGTCGATAAATACAACGTCAATGGATTCGTCTGCAAACTTCTTGGAAGCAGCTTTAGAAGTGGCCTTAATGGATTTGTAATTGCGTTCTCCCATATTGGCCTTGAACATTTGGTATATGTCTACCTGTGTTGCGAGTGCGTGGGTGGTGGTGAGTTCGTTTGGCGAACCTTTCCAAGTGTCAATGATTGTTATTTGCTTGCCTGTTGCTTTGTCACATAGGTAGGCCGAGGATTTACCCAGCCAAGCACCAAGCTCAACGAATGTACCTCCCTCTGGCATTTGTGCAATTAGGTAGTCGTATGCTGCTTCGTGATTGAACCAGCCGTCTATGTCTTGGTGACTTTTTATTTCAGTATTCATTCTCCAGCGATATGGAGTTGGTTTGTAGGATGTTGCGGAATACGGATTGCGCTTGCTTCCAAAGGATCAGTTCGTATTCGTGCTTGGCTTCCTGCACCATCGTGTGAAGGTACAGTTCGGTTTCCCAGAGGGAGTTCCAAGCGTCCTCTGAACGGACGGCACGTTTGAATACGGTCTCCTCGGCTGGGGTCTCGACCTTGTAGGTTAGTGTGGCTTTCATTTTAGGTAGTTGTAATATGAAATGCTTTCGTTTATTACTTCAATTTCATTTGCTTTGCCTGCTGCTTGCATAGCAAAGATACCATCTGCCTCATATACGTTGGTGAATTTCAGTTGCTTGGCGATTTTATACTTCACCATAAAGGAGGCGGTGTCAATATTACCAATCTTTGGCTCGCCTGTTGCTCGTAGTCGGACGGTGCCGTCCTTGTTCTGCTGCCCCCACGTTACCATATCTGCGCTCACTCCTTTGATCTGGTCGTACCAGTTCGGGTGGATGAGATTGTCATCATCTAAAAAAAGAACGTAGTCATCTGGCTTGGCCTTGAGGCGGGAGAGCATTTCGTTTCTTATGGGGTTACCCCAGTTGCCAGTGAATTGTGAGGTGTACCATTTGCCTCTTGATTCCACGCCTGTTGATTTGTCAAAGGCAACCTTCCAGTTGCAATTTGGGGGGATGCTGGGCATTATCATAACGAGGTTCCACGGACGTGAGCAAGGGGTGAGGATGTGTATCATTTGGCACGGATGTAGTTCACGCATTCGTTGAAGGCGTCATCATTCATATCCTCGCTCTGGAACTCCAAAAAAAAGTCCTTCCCCTTTCTGCGATACACCTCGTAATGGTGCAGCATAATGCCCGCCATTGAGACGTTGATACGCATAACGTAGTACGACCCAATTACGGTGTCAAGGGTGAAGCCGTGATAGGTACTGTAGGTGGATTTCATATAGGTACTCTTTTGAAAGTTTCGTTCCGAAGTCGGCTTCGTGGTGGCATTCACGGCATAACGCCATAAGATTTTCAATTACGTCTCGGATCTTGCTCCCTCCCATCCCTCTGGGTTGGATGTGGTGGATGTCCACCGCACGGCCTCCGCACACCTCGCAAGGCACGAACTCCACGGGCGATAGCCCTGTGGCATCAAAGTATACCTTCTTGTGTTTTATCATAACGCTCACCTAAATAAACCGCTCCGAGGACTTTTGTGATGCGAAAGTCAGTTGCCGCCTGTAAATCGTAGCGTCCTTTGATTTGATTTATGCACTCCTCATCTGTAACTACAAAGCGGTACTGCTCCCATCGGCTGGAAGCCCAGACCTTTTTTGTGTGCTTCTTTCTGCTCTTGGTGTAACTGATTTCCAAGTCAAGCATCCAGATAGCGTTACTCATTTTCGGCTCTTGCTATTTCGCTGGCCTTACCCTCGTACCATTGCGCTTTCAAAATGTCCTGCTCCACGGGGTTATTGGGTTTGCGTCCTGCTCGCATTCGGTATTTGAAGGCATTTATTTCGCAATAGGCAACAAAGGCAGCTGGCCCCCAAATGTCCAGCATCATTTCCCAAACCTCCTTATTGTTCTGCTTGTAGTGATCGGGTCGAACCTCGCTCATTTTATTCAATGCTTAAATTGTTCGCCTGTAAAAGAGTTCGGATGTCTTCTCGGACTTGATCATAGCAGCTGTACTCGCACTCGTTCAGCAACCCGTGCTTCAATTTACTCCGCAGGTCTTGGTCAAGTTTCCAAAGGACGTGCTTGAACACACCGCCGTGGACGGCCTCCGTAAACTCTGTCTCCTCGTCGGGGAGCGTGAACTCCAATACGGCTTTCATAAGGCAAAGAATAGTTTACCTACCATTGCAGCAACGCCACCCGCCAAAGTGTACACAACGTCCCAGGCGCTATCGTCGTAATCCCTACGTCCCTCAAATAGGATTCCCTTTAATTCTTTTGCGAATGCTGCTGCGATAAGAATCGGCCAGCTACCCGTAACGGCAAGGATTGCCATCCCCGCCCAGAAGTGTGCGATATGGTCTATTTTCATTTCTCGTTGGTTTTCCAATAGTAATTACAATTGTTATCTTCAATAGGTACTTCAACAAACATAGATTGATACCTTCCCATTGCGGCGGTGTAGCGGTAGCACGTTTCTTTTAGTTCGCACCCTTCCCCCGTGCATTTAGTAATGTCAGTCATTGGTGTTAAATTTTATTTAACTACTCGGTAAAATTCCGAATTGTCAGCGTTAAAGTTGACCGATAATGGTGTAACTGTCAAGCTCTGGGTTGTCTTTTCCGAGGAAAAACTCCTTGTACAGTTCAATCGCAGCGTGTACTTTGCGCTCCCCCTCTGCTACAAACTCTGGGGATACGGTGTAGATTCCAATATCAAGCGATGCTTTGTCGATAGCTATAAATATAAACTTGTCAATCGGCACCCCAAAGAGGCGGGTGTAGATGAACGCTTGTACATCATAAAAATACTTTCGTGCTGAAAAAGGGAAGGCACGCAAATCTTGTGTCGTTTTTAAATCTGCAATAAACCCGCTTGTGTAGATGTCCGCCTTCGCTCGGAAGGGCAGCCCTCCTATCATACCAATCTGTGGTACCTCGTACTCGCAGTCGTTAACGTAGTCCATCACCTGCTCGTTGCGCAGTAGTGCGTTAGCGATTCGCTCGGCTTCGCTGAACTCCTTTGCAGTAATGATTTTTTCGCCTTTCTTTTTTGCCTCTTGCCAGATTTTAGTGTTCTTGGATTGCACGTCAATCACCTCGTACTCCTTCACAAGGTCGGGTTGCAATACCATCAAGTGAACCAGACGCCCCACGGAGAACGCATCAGAGTCCTCCTGCCCGTATTTTGTGACGTAGTGGTATGTCTTTGGCGAAGAGAGCAAGAGCTTTGCTGCGCTGCTCGACAAGGCCGTGCGGCCGAGGTGCCCGTAGTAAAACGAGTCATCAAGCATCTTCTCTTTGAGGGTGACGGTGTCCCAGATGGAGCCGTCAAGTAGTTTGATTGTTTTCATTTCATTATTGCTTTATACATCTCGTTCACGTCAAACGGGAGGTTTGGTTCGTATGGGTGGTGAACAAAGTCCACGTCGTAGAACGTACCGTCTGGAGCATCGCAGCTATCAACGTCAACGTGTAGCTCATATTGCAGCATATCATCAACAGATTTGAACCCTGCCCAGTCAGCAAAGATTTCATTCCAAGAGCGAGGCGGCACATCCTCTGGGGCGATACCGATACGCTCGGCATAGTCCATTAGAAAGTCGGCTGACAGTCGCATAGGGCTACAAGTATGATTTGAGGAAGGAGAACAACTGCGAAGGCGGCAGCGGTCAGGATGAGCATCCACGCCAAAGGGACGGTGATGTCAATGATTAGGTTCTGGAGTTTGTTCACTTTGATTGGTTTTAGTTATTTGATGAGGCAAAAATGAAAAATAAATTCGAGATAAAAAAATTTATTTACATTTTTTTTTGCTTCAAGTCGTAACTTATTGAAACACCACACATTAAATTTGTGCGCTTGGTGTTGATTACACCTATTTCGTGGCGTAACTAATCACCTTATAGGTAGGAAGCAACTCCAAATCAGCCAACTCAATACGGGTGATCACGTCCAAACGGCC